GACCATCAGGATTAGGCAAATAAGCGTCCCAACCATCGTCTACTTTACCTTGGAATAAAACATATCCATCTATATAAGGTAAGTTCTTAACTATATCATAATATTTGTAATGGGTTAACCAAACTATTTTATAATTTTTATATGTTTTTCTTAATTGCTTAATTGTTGGAATCCCAAATAAACAATCACCCAATCTTCTCCATAATGATATGCAAATAACTTTCGAATTTCCTAGAGAAATAGTTTTTATATCCTTTGCCTCCTCTACATCTTTTATATCTAAGGGATAAAAAAAATCAGAAACTTCTCGTTTCTTTTTAGAAGCATTTTTTCTTATATATTTTTCTAATAAATCAGGAGTTAAATTATCGATACACTTTCCATTATTTATGCACATTCTATTTTTATTTTTATATTTATTCCAACAAGGTGAGCACTTCGTAGGACTTTGAATTGGAATTGTATTCTTATAATAAGAACATCTCCATTCAGCTGGTATAGTAGTATACATTATTATTTCTTTAATATCGAAAGCAGCGGCTATATGACTCACAAAATTATCCATCGTGACCACTAAATCAGCTTTAGAAACTATTGCAAATAATTCTCTAATAGTTGTTTTCCCTGTTAAATTTAAAGCGTTAGTTATTTCTATTTTATTTTTACCAACTAATATTAAATTATATTTATCTTTATCAAATCTATTAACTAAATCTTGTAAATAATCTTCTCTCCAATTTCTTTTCTTCTCCATCGCTTCAATACAGAATAAAATATTTATCTTATTGGGATTTATATATTTATTAACAGATAATAATTCCTCTTCAGTTAGATAAAGTTCTGGTGTTTTTGATTCTAAATTTATATCAAACATTTCGGCGATTGAATCTATTCTTGGCTGTTGATTTCTTTTAATAGTATAGTCTTCTGTCATCTTCCCTAAAAAGAAATGCTTGTCATAATTAACTAAAGTCTTTTCAAATTCAGTTTCATTATATAAATCAGTATTTATAGCATCAATATACGGATTATTTTTTAATATTTCTCTACCTTCAGGTCTGGTCGAATAAGTAAGATGAGCATTTGGATATTCTTTTTTTATTTGTTTTATAATAGGAGTAGTCATTAAAATATCACCTAACCCCCTACCAGATGCTTCATAATTAGTATCAAATAAAATATTTAATTTATCTTCTTCATTAGAGACAATACTACATAATTTTCCACAAGGAAGTGTTTTAGTAGTATCTATTTGCTCTATTAAATATTTTCTAGAAACTCTTTCCGCCTCTATTTTACCTCCTTCATCTAATCCCAGTACAAAAGAAAATTTACTAAAAGTATTATTAGTAAAAGTAAGTATTCCCATATATTTTGGAGGTGTAATTACATATATTATATTTTTATGAATTAATGGCTTGTTGGGTAATTTAGGAGTAATAAAAATAATATAAAAATCTTTATTGATTATATTATTTAAATCTGAGATATAAGAATCATAGTCTTCAATTCTATAACATTCAATTAATGCAAATCTATAATTCCCAGAAGGAAAGTTTATTTTTTTAGTTTTTACTTCAGTTAAATCGAATCTTGTCTTTCTATACGTAGAAAAAACTTTTACAAGTTCTAACAAAATATTCCTCTTTTATTTAATTAAAGGAGGGAGAATAAAATCCCCCTCCTAAGTTTTATATTTTAACTTGCTGTTATGTCCAAACGAACAATTGCATCATACTTAGAATTCGTCATGTGTCTAAGAGTAAAATCAAATCTTTCAAATGCTATAAATATTTGACTATCTCTTTCGATGTCTTCTTTTCTCCTAATCTGCATTCCTCTACCTTGACCAATTAATGGTTCTGACTTCGGTATTAGAATTGCTTTATTAGGGTCAATTGCATCCACATAACTAGAAGAATAAACAGATACGCCATATATCTTAGGTAGAATTCCATTCTGAACAATACCTGCTGAACCAAATACGTCGTTCTTAACTCCTCTATCTGTTCTTAAGTAATGAGCAAATTTATCAGAACAAATTAGAATAACATCTCCACGAGCATGTACCCCAAGTTCTTTTATACCTTCAGAAATACCATCACTCATTCCATAATCATTACTAGCATTAATTGTAATGGTATCAGTATTCTTCTGTGCATCAGTTGCTGAATAAAATAAACCTTCAACAATATTTGTATAACTAGAAGAACTGGCATCCTGAGCTGTAGCAGAAAGCATAGCCTTCTCTTCTGCTCTGGCAAATGCTTCTCCAAAAGCTTCCAATATTAAACCAACAACATCTAAATTAGCGTCGTTAATATCATCATTGGCAACTTCAGCCTTTGCAGCTAACTTACCAGGTTTTAATACAACAGCGGAAGTTGAATACTCTAATTGCTTAGTATCATCATCGCCAATTGCATCAGAAGTACCTACACCAGTACCAACTTGATAAATATTTTCATCATCATATGCAACAGAAGGAATACTAAGAGACTTACCAGGAACGTTTATAGTTCTAAAAAGCTGTCTGGCAATATTTCTTTCATATACCTCTTTGATAATCTCATCAGCTATTGGTTTAGGTAGATAATTCTCACCAGTACTGTCATCAACATATAAATCTGTATCTGAAGCCATTGCTGTTTTCTGAAATAATAAATTTCTAAATACTTTTTTCATTTCTTTATTCATTGTCTGCACCTCCTTATTTTAATAGATAGTATTTTTTAATATATTTAAGAAAGAATACTTTTAAAATATTTATTCTTAATTTCCATTTTCATGTCATCATCTAAGATATCCCACAAAGCTTTATCTTCCATTATTTCTTTTATAGACATACCTTCCATTTTTTTAATTAATTTCTCTTCTTCGGTTTCTTTATCATTACTAAGAACACCTTTTCTTTTAGATTTATTTTTTTGTAGTTTCTTAGTATTTTCTAACTTATCTGAAGCTTCTTCTTTTGTAGAAATAGTTGCTTGTTTTATAATTTTAATATCTTCAGCCATTTCTAATACCGCATCTAATTTTTTATGTAATGCTTTCACTTCAGTTTTAATATCGAAAGAATCTTCTTCATCATCTTCATCATCTTCGTCATTGTCATCAGAATCTTCATCATCGTCATCTTCATCATCATTATCATCTTCTTCGACTTCATCTTCTTGGATATCTTCTTCTTCAATTTCTTCTTCCTCTTCTTCATCTTCTTCGACATCCTCATCTTCATCTTTTTTAGGTTTTTCTTCTTTAACCTTCTTTTTCTTTAATGTGTCAGTATCTTCTTCATCTTCTATAGTATCTTCAGATTTTTTCTTTTCAGATAACTCAAGTTCTTCATCTGTTTTCTTCTTTTTCATTTTGTCACCTCCGACATCTTTTTCTTCTTTATTTAATTTTAAACTTTTAGAAATAACTTCTAATAAGGTAGCTTCAGGATTAGCAGGTACCCCAACTAATGAAACTTCAACTAATTCAATATTAGTAATTTTGTATCCTTCTACTGAATCATTATCTTTCGACATTATTTCTTCAAAATCTTTAACTATTCCACCAATAGAAAAAGCTCCCCAAAGACCTTCTTCTATCTGTTCTCTTAAATTATATTCAGTTTTAGATATTCTTGCTTTTATCATCAAACCACCAGCAACGTATTTACTTTCTATAATAACCCCTATTGGTCTATCATAGTTATGATTTAAAAATAAAATGTTATTTGGTTTCTTCAATAAACTACCTGCAGCGGATTTTAAAGCCTCTTCAGTTATTATCTCTCCATGTCTATCTAAAGAAGGAGTAGAAGCATAACCAACTATTAAAAAATCTTCTTTAGGTTCATTTGATTTTTTTGTAACCTCAAAGTTATATGTAAACTTAACTGGCTGGTTAACAATATTTCTATTCATGTTAATCTCCTCATTGCATAATTCTAAAAATTTATTCTTAGTAAATACTTTCATTATATAAATAAAGAAAATTTTAATTTAAAAAATTTTAATTTATTTTTATTTTATTATTGGGTAATAAATATTTTTTATTAAACATATTTTTTAAATTTTTACTCAAACCAATAAATGCTACTTTTTTAGTATTCTGTACTTGTATAATCTTCATTATTTCTTTTAATCCTATGGACTCCGGATTTGTATCTAAATATTTAATGGTTAATAATAAATTTAAATCCTTTATTAATTCATAAGATTTATTAGTAAATCTTTTAAAAACAGGTAAAAATATAAAATTTTTAAATCTCATACCCATAGAAATATTTGAAGAAATACCAATAGCTGTTTTATGTAATATAAATGGGATAAATCCAAAATAACTTTTATAGGGCTTTAATATTTGCACATTTAAATTTAAATTATTTTCTTTAATTTTTTTTAATATATTATTCTCGAACTCTTTAAAAATATAGCAAGGAATATGTTTATCTTTTAAGCGTCCTATATCATAAGTATGATACATATCATCTGAAGTAAATAATACTCCATCAATTTTATCCTTTAAAATAAAATTAAATCCTTTTGGAGTATTAACTAAAATATTCTTTTCACTTTTAATTAAAAAAGAGGGAGATAAGCTATTATTTAATATTTTTAGTTCCATTAGTCATTCCTTAATTCAAAAATAGTTTTTGATAACCCAGTGTATTCTCCTTTAATAACCTTTGTTGTTACATAATATCTTCCTTCAACATCAGAAACACTACTTTGAAACAAATAATAAAAAGTAGTAGAATCTTCTTCGGTCATAGCTGCATTATCAACTTTAGTAGTACCAACCGAATCAACTATTGTTATTGTTACACTATCTGGATTCGCGGGACTTACAACATCTTGAATCTTTACAACTGTACCTAAACTATAACTATCTATAGCCATGATTACACCTCCTTAGTTAACAACTATCTTCTGTTGTAATTATTTGCGTTTTATATTCTGTTATTGTATGAGTTTGATTTATGTAGTTATCACTAACAATTGCTTGTGTTATGTATTCGCTTACTGTTTTTGTTTGAGTTATATATTCTGATTTTGTGTATGTTTGAGTTATATATTCTGAAATATCTGTTGATACTACTTTAACAAACCAAGATATTATAATAGTATCAATTCCTGAACCACTATCTTCTATATTTATATTTGAT